TCATCTCCATCAGCTGCTTTACTATTGATTTCTTCTGGAATATAAATAGGTTTTGATTTCTTACTTAGGAGTTGTTCAGAGTATGGTGTTTCCATTTCTCCACGATGACCCATTAAGTCAGCATCATCAAGTTGGTCTTCTCTAACACGCTCAGTGTCAGAAACATGAGTATTTAATTTTCTCAAGAGTTCTTCAAGATATTTTGCACCATCTTGATTTTTTCTTTCTGGAGATAATTGATCATTGATAACTCTATTGTGATCTGATTGTGCTTGTTTAGGTCTCTTTACAGGTTTATCATCCTGTTGATGACCCCACTTGGAAGCTTTATTATCTGACAATTGAGTTTCAATTGAATCTTCGTAGTTAGCTTTTTCTCTTAACTTATTAGCACCTTGAGTGCTCATATTAAATCTAGCTTCATAACCTACTTCACCTTCGGTTAATTTCTTAGATCTTTCACCTTCTTTAAGTTCAAGAGCATTAGCTTCATTATCTGGATGAGTATGAACATCTAATCTTGCCATAACTTCATCATGTGATTGGAAAGCTACTTTGAGCCAATCTTGATATGCACAAGTGACGTGTCCTTCTTTATCAACTCTGGAGTCAATACAGTTCTCACGGCACTTTGAAATTTCCATAGGGATTGGAGATTTATATCCTTGAAATTTACCTTTAGGGCAAAGTAAATAAGGTTCATTAGCTTGCGTTGATAATGATGTGTAAGCTACTCTTCTATTTTCTTTTGGTGTGATTTCTGAATACCAATTATGTAAATAGTTTGATACTTTAGTAGTTTGTAATTTGTTTCCTGATAAAACAACATTTCTAGCACTTTCAAGTTTAGAAATTCTCAAGGAAGTGGCTGCAAATTTCTTGAGTTTATCCAAAGAATTGATGGCTTCGATTTGCCAATATCCAGCAGATTTATCTGTTGATTTGTATGCTACTCTTTCTAATCTGGCTGCTTCATTATTCTTGTTCAAAAAGTTTTGCAAAGCCATATATGCATAACGAAGAGTATTTCTTTCTTCTGCTAATTTTATATTATTCAATTTATTAAAAGCGTGATGCAAATGATGATGTGCTTCTTTTTCAGGAAGGGCGACAATCTTTACGATATTTTCTGGTCCACCCATATTTTTAAAAGCTGAAATTACTGGATCATCACCAAAATCATTCATATTTAAAACGTGAAAAGGAGAAGACATTGGCGTAGAATCACCATCTCCAAGTCCAGCAATTGTGTCTTGAAGCATACTAAGTAATCCAGTTCCGCCAACTAATGGTTTTTTGTCCATAATATCTTGAATTTTTTTAGGATCGTGAGTCTCGTATGTAGCTTTGATTTTATATCCCTTGTCCATAATTATTTACCCAATCCTAAATTCGATAATTCTTCTTTATCAAAACCTCTATCTTTGAGAGCTGCTTTGAGTTGCTTTAGTTCTTCACTAACGCCTTTCTTATCAGCAGCATCTTTGAAATCGCCTTGTTTTGTTGTTTTAGAATAATCTTGTAAATCCATAAGAAAACAAGCTCTCATAATTAACTCAGGCGTAGATCTCTTTTCAAAGTTCGGTTTTGCATCATAATTCAGAGAAGCAATTTTAACTGAAGCATTTTTATTGCCTTTTTCTTCAGTGTCATTAATCATTTCTATTGTTTCTTCGACATCTTTAGTTTTTCTCTCAACTTCTTCTTTTTGTTTTACTAATTTGCCAAGATCAACAGTATCTGCAGTTTTTTCTGACTTTTCTGACTTTTCGTCTTTATCTTTGTCTTGCTCTAATTTTTTGTTATATTCTTTAACAATGTCAATTGCACGTTCAATTGTTTCTTTATTCCAATACTTAAGTTTTGAGATGTATCTAACTATGTCGCTTTTTTCAACACCGTGATCAAGCAATTTACCCACTTTACCCATTAAAACACGGAATGGATTGCCCCTAGTTTTCTTTTTCTTTTTGACCTGTGCTGTTTTGGAATTGTTGTACACGTTCTTAGCCTCGGATAAATAAGTTTGTTCAATCTTATTTGCTATATCAGAATAGCTTGGATCTAATTCTTGAGTAATTGGATCTTTTGTTCTAGTCCTATTACTATTTGACATAAGTAGTGCTTTTGATAACTTATCTAATTGATGTTTTAAATTTTTATCTTGCACTTTGTCTGCTATGACAGTGACTTCATTTGAAAGTTCACTGAAATTATCATTAGCAGATTTGACCTTATTCATTAACTGTCTCATTTCATCTTTTGTCACACCTTCAACACTTTCACCATTTAAAGGAATATTATTAATTCCATTTGCCGGATTTGACGCTAAAGGTGGAGCGGTTTGAGACAGTTTATTCATTAGTCAATATCATCGAAATTAATGTCAATACTATTATAAATTTCATTGACAGTTTTCGCTCTTGATTGAGATTTATTACTCATATCACTTTGAATATTTTTCTTGATTGCCATTCTTTCATTTCTGTTCTTCTCTTGATTAGCAATTCTCATTGATTCACGATTGTCCAGAGCAGATGGATCAATCATTCCAAATGTTGAATTGAATTCATTGTCTGAAGATGTTCTCAAGATAGAATGTGCTCTTGAAGAAACTACAGAAGATTGTCTAAGATTGCTGATTTGGCTTTCTTCCCAAGCTTTGTGACGAGTTGCTTTAGCTTCTCTCAATCTTTGATTTTCAACAATAGATTGTTCACTGGTAGAAGCTTGTGAATTCAAGAATTCTTCTGAAATTGCAATCATATCTGGGTTAAAAATAGATGCTGATCTAGAAAGCATAGCATTCATATATTCGTCAGATGAAAATGCTTTCAAACCACTAGTTGTAGTTCTTGCAGTTTCTCCATCGTCGAACTGTGAACCAGCTCTTCTAATAGCACCAAAATCTTGTGAAAGAATTCTATCTTCAAGTGTAGTATCTCTTAAGTCTTGATAAGTTGATGCGCCTTGAATCTTTTCCCAAGATTTGTTAATATTGTTTGCTTCTTTTGTGAAACCAATATTTTGTTTAGAAATTGATTGTCTATTTGCAGTTGAATTTCTCTTTAACTCAGCGTATGGATCTTCTTCAACTTCAACTTGAGCGCCAATAAATCTCTTTTCCAAAAATGTTGGAATATTATCGATTTCTGATACTTTTCTAAATCTGCTCATGTTTATTTTATCCTGATATTACTTTTCAAGAATGTCCCAGGACTTTCGCCCTGGGACTATTTTTCTTGAGGATGGTAATTGTTACTTGTCGTATTTTTTGGTAAAGAGTGCATCAATCCACTCTTGATCGCCATAACCAAGTTCATTCTTCCAGTAATCGACAATTCTGGAATAGTCTGCGTCTGAAAGAGTTGCAACTTTGATCATTGAAGAAGCTGCAGCAACCTTTACATTTGTGTTGAGGTCAGAAGCAAGAACATTCTTGATATCGGACAATTTGTCAACTGCAGGAGTTGATGTTTCGCCTAATCTTGCGTTAATGTATTCAATTGGAAAACCTTCAGCAAGGGCTTTAGCAGCAAATGCTTTTCTTGCAGCAGATGAGAATGCTTTAGCTTCTTTCATTTCTGACTTATCAGATGCATAACCGCTTTCACATTTTTTGTCCATAGCTGCTTCTTTCTTGTCTTCCATCTTTTCAGCAACTCTTTGAACCAATGACTCTCTGTAAGCTCTTCTTTGTGCAAGTTTTAAATTAGTTTCTTGTTGAGCTGTTACTTGACGCTCAATCTTGCCAGCTAATCTAACTCTTCTGTCGTGACGAGCAGCAAGAATAGCTTCTTTAAGATCTTCATCACCAGCAGCCACTGCAGCTTCTACTGCTTCAGCTGATAATTGTGATGCATGATTGAAATGATAAGCTTTCTTTTCAGACTTGGACTTAGGGCCTTTTCTAGTCATAGGACCTTTGTCAGCTTTTTCTTCTTCATCTTCATGATCTTCATGATTTTCATGATCTTCATGATCTTCATCTTTATCTTCAGAATCTTTAGACTTCTTCTTGCCCTTGCCATTCTCTAACATCCAGTCTCTTAAACCTTTTGGAAGACCTTTCTTAGCCATTTTGGTTGAATTGTGATACATTGATTCGTCTTCCATATCTTCAGACATAGATTCATCTTCCATATCTTCTTTTGCGTAAGAAGAACCAGCTTCTTGCAACATATCAACTTTTTCGTCACCAATAGAGTCTAAGAGTGCTTTAAGACCCTTGTTCTCTTTTGGCTCTTTTGCTTCAGCTAATCTTTGGTTAAAGTTATCCCAATCGATTCCTTGAAATACCAAGTCAGAATCAAGAGGATCTTCTTGAAATCTGTTTGGGAAAATTCTATCTGCCATAATTAATTTTTCTCCTCAAGAAAAAATACATTAAGAAAATTTCTAAATTTAATGCTCAAATTCCTTTAATGCATCCATTTATGTTTTTTTACTGAAAATTACTTTCTTGCCCTTCAAAAACAATTTATCTCCAACACCGATGCCTAATTTTTTGAACAATCCTTTCTTTGCTTCTACAACAAATACAACATTGTTCGAATCTGGAGATACAGATTTAGGGTCATCTGCTTCCATATCCTTTATATCCACAATCTTATAATCTTTATCTAAAAATGCTAAAGAAAGTGCAAATGATACGTTTTTATTCCAAAATGAATAGCAATCTGGATAATCAAAAGTAAAAAATACTACTTCATAATCATCTAAAGGCTCTGCATTCATCAAGCCTTTAGTTCTTAATTTATCTGTGTCTGCTACAAACCTAACATCGAATTCATCACGGAATTCTTTGCTAGTGAGTCAAGAACCAACTTTCTTAAATTTACTTGAAGATGCTTTTACACTTCTTGCTTGATCAAGGTCAAATCTATCTTTTGTTCTTTGCTTTCTAAACTCATTAACATTATCTATGCTTAAATAATGATCACGTAATGCTAATCTTGCTCTTTCAGTAAGTTCTACAGATCTTCCATAACCAGTAAGTAATCCAGCTGTTTTCATAGCTAAAAGATCGTTGTCAGAAATTTCTGTTGGAACACCACAAACTGTACTATCTTTGTGCAAAGCAACATAACTAGCTGCAGTAACTAAAGCATCAGTGTTTGCATCAATTGACTTGAGCATATCTAGATATTTTTCACTTAATTTAGCAGCTTCAATTTTCTTAGGAGCTTGTGAAACACCAAGAAGTTGAATTTGAATATCTGATAATCCAAGGCCTTCCATTGATGGTCCGTCAAATAATTCTGCATGTAAGTCTAAAGAGTGAACTGGTTTGATTGGTATAGGCATAATTTTATTCCTTATCTGTATGGTATTCTATTTTTCCAAGCGTTTCCTTCATCAACATTTTTCTCATAAGTTTCTTCCCAAGAGAATTTGTCGCATAAGTCTTCTCCACTATGAATTGCCATTGATGGACTAGAAGCTGGATTACCTGGGTCTATATATGCTGGTCCAGGAACATTGTCTGGTCCATGTAGTTGACCTTCGATACTTTGACCATCAGCTTCTCCGCCCAAGTCAAAATATTCTTTTGGAATTTTTCTTGGGTTGATTTTTTGTCGCCAGAAATCATTTTGCTTTGTTTCTTCTTCAATATCTTCATAAGGAACTAAAGATACATTTGGCGATTGAGTCACTGATTGTTGGGGATAGTATTGAGCAATTTTTTCAAACAAAAGATCAGCTTTAGAATAGTGTCCTGTTTTGTCTAATCTTGAGCAAAGCTTGATTAATGTTTGGATTGAATTTGCTTTCATAATTTGTTGTTGTTAACTCTCTCTTTATTTACCTTTACAAACTATGACCGCTAATTCCATAAAAGGCGGAACCATCATAAACTTCCTCTACACCTTTGTCTTCTTTTAAGGATTGATCGTTGTAATCAAGGTAAGTGGTGAATTTCTTGTTTGGATGCATTTGACCTTCTAAAGACATAAAAACATTAACATCTTTCATTTCTTCTGGTTCTGGTGCAATATCTTTTGGAGCGTGTACATTTGCTTTACCATCTGGCTCAGGATAGGTTAAAACAGTATCCTTAAGCTCATATTCCTGGAATCCATCGTGATCAGGAGTATTAACAGACATCAAGTCTTGCATATAAATATCAATATCTTCACCTTGAATTAAGATTGGTGTTTTGCCAATAGGAGCATATGAAAATTGTTTTTCATCAAACTGATTTCTATCTTCTGGATATTCATCAGTAAGTCTGTTTCTTCTTCTAACTGCATAATCTTCAGCTACACGGTTCATAGCTTGATCCGAAATAGCAAAATGTAATCTTTCTGGTTTATCAGGATCTTTGTATTCTTCTCTTGGATATTTGAAGTCTTTATTATATTTATGACGATCTTCTAAAGATTGCTCCATAGTCATCATATGTTCAGCTTTAGGATGATAATGTTCTTTTATGTAAGCCGGACTATTTTTCATTAAACTATTAGCAGCATTTTCAAGTGAGTTTTTATAATTATGAAGTTGAGCTCTAAATTTAGCTCTCATTCTCTCTTCAGGAGTTAATTCATATGGAATCATCTCTTCATAATGTTTGTGCTGAGGAGTAAGTCTCGACTCAATATTTACATCTCTATTATCAGGTTCAAGGTGTGTTCTTCTCAATAATTTATCAAAACTGGCATCTTCATCAACATAAAGATTAATCTCGTGTCCGCCTCTATTAGATCCACCACGACCTATAGGGCTACCACCAGGCTGAAAAGCAGAGCCATTCCCCCCGCCGCCTACACCACCAAACTGAGCTGTTCTGATATTGTTAGACATAATGATTTGTTCTTATTATTTAAAAAAATAACCTTTATCGCCTATTTAAATTGACCATTTTTGATTTTGGTAATCTAAACATAATTTTTGAAGTAAGACATTCGTAAGCAACAGCAGCTACAGCATCACAAATATCGTCTTTATATCCAGACAATGCTTCAATGTAATATCTTTTACCTTTCCACTTCTTTTGTAAAAACAAAAACTGAATTTTAGCTTCTTGAATCTCATTCAAAGATATCAATCTGTGATCTAAATCTCGATATTCACCACCAGATAAATCATAAATATCAATTCGGTCATCTCGAACTAGTTGAGAAAGTTCGGTATAAATTTTCTCTTTATATTCTTTATTGAATTGACGCTCTACAATAGGAACTCTTCTTGATTGCAAAGTTATCAGAGAAGATTGTGAATTCCATTGATCAATACTTACTTGTTTAAATTTGAACTTTCTATGTAATTCAATAACATAATCTTCAACATCTTTCTCTTTAACAGGTTGATTTTTTGTCCTAGGATTCCAAAAATGAATGTGATCAATTACAACTCTTTTCAATGGTTGAAAGTCAGGACCAATTTGACCAAACATATTTTCAGTATGAGCAATTACAAGAGCATAATAGTCAGATGTACGTGCGGGATCCAAGTGACAGAAATATTCAAAATGTCCTTCTGCTTGTTCTTTTCTTTTTACCATAGACATTGAAGAGAACATTCTGTCAATATCTTCAGAATTAAACATTGGATCAGATGATGATGCTCCAAATTCTGCACCATATTGCATTTGAAATTCTTGAGGATCTTTCTTCTTTTGACCATCTAACCACTCTTTATCAATGTTTGGATTAGTAAGCCAAGTTGGAAGTCTCATAACAAGTGTAGTAGGATCTTCTTGTCTATTCTCGTGTAAATCATAAAGTAACCCAAGAGGACCTTTAGGGTTGGAAAGAAGCATCATTTTTCCATCTTTACCAAATGTAGCAAGAGATGGCTTTAAATCATCATAAAGAGCATAGTCAACACCAGATTCAGGGTTGTCTCCTGCCATAGCTGCAACTTCGTCCATTATGATTGTCCAACAAGTTAAACCAACGAGACCTGAAGCATTACTAGAACCACATCGCAAAACTAAAGAACCCGCAAAAAGATTGATATTTTGCTCTTTTCTTCTTACATTCTCTTCTCTGTCGTGT